AGTTCCCTAATGAGAAGCAGCGGTATACGGTGCGATCTTCTAACGCCGCCTACACTATAGTCACTAAGCCGTTTCATGCACAGAGGACCGTCCTATATTCCATACTCGACTTTCATGAAGGTGTGCGTGGACCAGAAGACTTAGTCTTTGGTATGGGAGCTGAGACTGACGAACAAATAGCGGAGATGATGGATCGGATGACGAACGGTGATAGCGAAATATCCCATAGGCATCGTGCACCTCTCGTTATCGACTACATTGAGTATCCTGACGGTCGTATCGACAAGGAGCTTCTATGACAACACAAGGATTAGAAGAGCTAGGATACGCATTATGGTCAATTGTTAAAAATGACTCACTTGCATCGTCTCGCATTGGTCATCCAAGCGGAAATACGAGAACTGAGATGATGAAACTTATCGAGCAAGAACTCACTAAAGCACGTTTAGAAGCATATAAGCATGGACTTCTAACAGGAGCAATGCCCGAGGCCCTAGGCAAGCCAATAGCTGAGGATTATATCGCCACCCTCACCACCGAACTTAACCAGGAGAAGCTATGAGCAGCTGTCATGCAACGACAGAAAGACCTTGCGTCTGTAATTGTCACACGATGCTTACCGTAGACGGCTATCCATTAGAAGGATGCTCTATTTGTGAGGATGGTGGCCGTCTTATATACAATCAACCGTATTTGGAAGGAGGCACGTCCATGAACAAACACAAGGAACCTGAGGTTTGCAGGATACCCTTTTGCAAAGAATGTCTCGCAGAGATTAAGAGAGTAAAGGAGGAAGCCGACAATATATACGGACCAGAAGCTTCCATGAGTGAATCTTTAGATAAAGAGCCACAATTACCTTGGATAACTGACCTAGAGTGTCCAGCATGTCATAGTACGGGATTCCTATTCGTAGGTAAAGGTGGCTATATTACTTGCTCGGTGTCCGATTGTCCGAACCCCGATTACAATAATGCCCTCCACTCTCACATGAAGACAGCCTTTGATGAGGTAATTGGCGAGAATGAGGACGATAGATGGGTAGATATTAATGGGAATACCGTTCAAAGTTGGGAAGATGCGATCAATAAAGAATCTCGCAATGATCTGAGGAAAGAACAGCGTACCAGAGCTGCTAAATACCTATCCACTATACAAGTTAAAGGGGGTGTTAAAGTTGAACCACCCCTAAAGAGGAAGGTGAATGATGAGTGATATAAAATACGGATATCTTATTAATCATATAAAGAATAGGAAGAAGAAATGAACTGGTCAAACTTTCTATGGATGATAACAGTGGGTATTGCTCTATTTACCACTTTGATAGCTGCCAGCACATCAAACGATTATAATGGTGTACCTAGGTATAAAAAGGTCTCTCTATGCGTATTACCCATAGTTGCTATCCTCTCAGCAGCTTTTGCAGCGGGGTTGAGTAGATGAGTGAAAGTTTCAATCTAAAACCGGGTGAGAGTATAAAACTGGAGGCTACATTTTGGGTATACGACAATAATCCAGATAGAAAATGGTACCATATCTGGAAACCATGGTGGATAAAGCGGGAAATGACCGATAAAGAGATGCAAAACATATATGATTCATATAGGAATAAATACCCAGAGTGGTTCGAAGATATAAAGTAATTCACTCTTCAAGTGATATAATAAAGGCGTATAAGCGCTGTGAAAAGCGTCCAGTAATCTAAACAATACTGGAGCAAAGGAGTTTAGGCCTCAATACTTATACGTCACACTGTTACATGAGGATGCACTAACCATCGTACCAACTTATTTAACAGTATCTCATCCTCTATTAATTTAGAGGATGATTTGTTATATTAGAATGGTAGCGCGATATGTGTCGCTCAACCGGACCGCTGGGTTTGCTCTCTCGATCAAAAGAACGCAAACCTAGCGGTTTTATTCATATTTACTGGTATAATCAAAGCAGTGAATCGCAGACTGATGTTTCTTTAAGCCGGTAGTAACTATAAAATTAGATATACGAGACAACAATCGATTGTCTTTCTTGCTTTAGAGATGTATTATATGGATACGTGACGTAAAACCATCGGCCTGTTCAGCAATGATCCGTCCTAAATAGAGCGCCGAGCCATGTGATCACCATAACCAGATAATCCTAAGGTTTCGACCGAACGATGATGCTGGTCTTTTCCTTTATTGGATGGTATACTTTGTATATTAAACAAGGAGTCTTATGCCGAATATTCAACATGAATATAAAAAGGGCGATAGAGTTTTCCTAAAAGTGGAAAATAACCCTGTTGTGTCTAGAAAAGAAGTCGAAATAGTTGATGTGCCTACTGATGAAGAGTACATATGGGTAAGAACTAATGTGCCGTTTAAGGTTAAACGATCTGACATTACTCCTGATTTAGATGGGTGGCTGGCACGTACACACGATTTAGGTATAAAAATAAAGCAGTGACAGATCAGAGATAATATATGCCAAATAATCCAAGGGCAATAGACAATTTAAAACCTTTTAAGAAGGGTGAATCTGGTAATCCGGCTGGCAAGCCAAAGGGTTATAAACACATATCTACATGGATTCAAGAGATGCTCAATGATGAAGAGTTTACCACGTGGCTCCCTGATGTACGAGATGGGTTCAAAGAGTACAAAGGTGCGCCTATTAAAGCCATCGTACGAACAGCAACCATTAAGGCTGCATCTGGCGATAAAGATTCACGTGAATGGCTTGCTAAGTATGGCTATGGACAGAAACTAGAGGTAGAACATAGTGGTGAGATCAGTACAGCCAAGACCTTAACAGATGAAGAACTGAATGCAAGAATCAAGCAATACATCGAACATACCACTGATTGACCTACTGGATGAGGCAGATAGGCGTAGAGCTCGTAAAGATCCTATATTCTTCATAGAGAACTACCTTTGTACGTTTGATCCACGTCCTGAAGCATATCCTCATCATTTACCCTTCAAGTTGTATGACTTCCAAAAAGAGTATGTTACAGGTCTCGTGAGAGCTATTAGAGAAGGCTACGATGTCTTTGATGAGAAGAGTCGTGACATGGGTGTATCATGGCTAGCCCTCGCTGTAAGGTTTTGGTTCTGGAGTTTTGAAGAGGGCTACCAAGGGCTACTTGGCTCACGTAAAGAAGAGTACGTAGACGATGGTACACTTGCCTCTCTCTATGGTAAGTTAGACTATTTCATTCAAATGATCAAAGACCCTCTTGTATTACCCGATGGATTTGATAAGAAAAAACACAGAACATATATGAAGCTGGTTAATCCTGTGAATGGGAACGTGCTAAAAGGTGAGAGCTCTAATAAGAACTTCTCTCGTGGTGGACGATATAAGGACGTATTCTTTGACGAGATAGGCTTCTGGCCAGATGCTCGTAGCTCGTGGACAGCAGCAGGAGATGCAGCACACTGTAGGCATGCGGTAACTACTCCTCCAGATGAACCATCCTTCGCAAGGACATTACGCTTCTCAGACAAAGTGATGATACGTACATGGCATTGGACGCTCCACCCTCATAAGGATGAGAAGTGGTATGAATATGAGAAGAGTAGACGTAGCGAAGAAGAAGTTCTCCACGAAATAGACATTAGTTGGGAGTACTCAAATACAGGACGACCATACCCAGAGATCGCTAATGTGCCATTTGGCATCTCCCCTTATATGCATGACCTTCCAGTCTTTATCTCCATTGATCTTGGGCTAGATGCTGTGGCTCTAGGCTACTACCAGCAAGTACAGAACAGTGAGTGGATTAACATGGTCGAAGCGTTTGAAGTAGCAAACCACAGCTTTACGATAGAGTTCTTCTTACCTTTCTTTGGACTGGATAACTGTGTGAATGTACCAGAGTGTCCTCATTGTGGAGAGGCACATAACTTTGAGTATACAGACAAGCAATTAGAATTTATTCGACAGATTAATAGTTGGAAGCTACGAGATTATCTAAAGAATGATGACAAACATAAAGCCTACCAGCCTATATTCTTTGGTGACCCATCTGGTAAAGCCCGACATATTGAGAGTGGTGTATCTCCCTACGCAATACTCAGGAAACATGGTATAGATGTACAGGTTAACGATCTAGAGAACGAATGGATACCACGCAGAGATGCAGCACGACGTCTGTTCTCCCACTTGATGGTCAATGATACGGAGTACACACGTTGGTGGAAAGAATGTATTAAAGATGCTCACTATCCTAAACGAGATGAGAACTCACAATCTGTCACCCCTATCACAAAGCCTGTACATGACTGGACCTCCCACCATAGGACGCAAACAGAGTTCTTTGCAGTGAACTTTAAGGGAGACTATGAGACATATGCACAAGGATTCATTGACCCTAACCCTCCAGTGAATAGACAAAGAATAGAATGGATAGGACGCAATGATGGGATTATAGAGGGAACTGGACTCGACATAGGAAGTCTACTAAATAACAACGACAGAGATTGGAGGAGCATGTGAGCCAAGCAACAATGGTTATATTGGGACAAGAGAACTTTCCATCTAAACGTCCTTGTTATTGCATGGGCTGCTCCAGAGTTCTATTTTATATCAATCGTCCTATCATGGTCGTGTACATCGGCGGTGAGTATCCTGAGAAGGAAATACCTAGGGGAATGGGATGGGTAGAGATTAAATGTCGTGGAAGGATAGGCAATGGTGTTACTGTACCGTGTGATATGCTCTATTCGTTTTACTTTCAATAGCATATACTTACAATTAAGGAAACAGAGCCGCATTAGTTACGGCTCTTTTTTAAAATAACTTTACAAACTATAGGAATGTTATATAAATGGATCCACAGCTTTTTAGCCAGCCACTCACAGACTACAACCTAGATGGACTCACCTCAAAGGATGGTGTTGTTGAGACACTGCCATTTCTTTCTCTTAACTTGGATGATGAGTATATTATTAAAAACCTGCATGACGCTATTGAGGACAGTCAAGACTGGTATAACAACGTCACTAAATTCAATCTCCGTAACAAGAGACTAAAGAATGAGCAGATGCTTGAGGGAAAGCACCTCCAAGAACATAAGTTATACCGTCACCAAACGCCTTATATAGATTCAGAGCTCTTTGTTGGGGTAGATTCCATCATGGCCTACGTCACAGCCCAGACCCCACGAGCTGAAGTCTATCCTGCCAGTGACAAGGATGAATCTAAGGTCATGGCAACTGATCTTGAACAATACATGCACGCTCATTCAGACAAGTTTGATCTTCCACGTAAGATGGAAGGTGCTGTATATAACATGGTGGGTAAGTACATTGGCTTACTTAAACTGAGATGGGATCCACTCTATGGGAAGAATGGTGAGATTGTACCTGAGGTTGTAGACCCTAACTTTGTTATTGTGGATAAAAACGCTAAATTAGGGGAAAACCCACGATTTATCTGTCATGTCCTCAAAGACACCATTGAAGGATTAGTTGCTAAGTTCCCAGAGAAATCAGACGAAATTCTCGCACTTGCTAATATTAAGAGACGCGGTAAGAAGAATGTCACGGCTGAGGTTGTGTACCGTGAGGTATGGTTTACGTACTGGGATGAAGACAATAAACCACAAGAAGCTGTTGCATGGTATACAAGCAATGTAGTCCTTCACAAATGTAAAGACCCTAACTACTTGTATGACAACGAGGGTGCAAACTTCCTAGATGCCCCAATGAAACCATTTATTCCATTTAACATTACGAACGATGGATCTAACTGGATTGATAAGAACAATGCTCTTGAGCAAGCAATTCCACAGCAGGACATTCTCAACAAGCTTGGTAGGCAGATTATAGACAATCTCGCTACAGCGAATGGATTTAAAGTGCTTGACTCTCACGCAATGAGCTCAGAGGATGCACAGAACTTTACAGGTGATCCAAACCAACTTCTTATTGTAAAGACAAAGCCAAACCAGAGTGTACGAGATGTCATAGAACAACTACCACCACAGATTGTCTCCTCAGAGCTCATTTCCTACGCTCAGGAGGTACGACAAGTCCTCCATGGTATATTGGGTACACCTTCTCAATTTACAGGCAGTAGCGAGGACGAGACGAAGACGGCCAGTGAAGCCCTGATGATTAAGAACCAAGCATCAGGCAGGCAGGATAAGATTGTTCGTTCTGTGGACTATGCGATGAACCGCTACTTCCAGTTCCTCGCTCAAATGATTACTGTATGGTATACAGATACTCACTACGCCACAGTGAATGGTGGAGATGGTAACTTTGACTTTATTGAAATGCACAAAGACAAGGTTGAAGCTGGCATGACAGTACGAGTACAGAGTGGTACAACCCTACCATTTGATAAGTCACGCCAAGAAGCAGTTGCTATGAATCTTGTTAAAGAAGGACTGCTTAGCCCTTACGATGTCTATAAGCTTCTCCACATGGACAACCCACAGAAACTCTATGATAACTTTATGAAATGGAAACAAGACCCACAACAACTCGCAATGGATGTCTCTAACAATGAAGCAGACCGCCAGGCACTTGTTGATTGGACTGAACTCATGGCTGGTAAACAACCTGAACAACGTGAAGATGCATCGTTTGAGTATGTAGAACAGATGCGTAAGAAGATGATCTCAGACGAGTTCCTAAACGCTAAGAAACCAATCCAGAGTTCTGTTATTAAGTTTGTTAATAAAGCCCTTGATTCACTTGAAGTACGTACAGAGATGGATAACATATCCAAGCAAGAGGAACAAAGCCCTCCACAGCCTCCTCTTCCACCACAGGTTGCAGCGACTGGTCTTCCTCCAGTAATGCAGATGCCATTCGGACAACCAGCACCTGGTCAAGCACCAATGGGACAAGGCATGCCACCTCAGGCAATGCCACAACCACAACAAGGATCACCGATTCAAGCTATTATGCAGGCACAACTCCCAACACCTGGAGCAGCTGCACCTAACTTAGGAGCTACTCAACCTCAGGTGAACGCTGGCAATGTTGGACAGATGCCTCCTTTCTAGCTATAATATAGTCACTAAAACTAGTATTCACATTTAATGTGAAGGATATACTTAATGGATGAAACACCAGTAGAAACTCCACAAGAACAAGTGGATCAACCAGTTCAAGATAACAAACCTCTTATTGATCCTAGTCTTCCTCTCCACCAACAGGCAGATAAACTCATTGCTTCACTTCCTAAGGAAGAAGAGAAACCAGTGGATACACCTGTCGAGGAAACTACTGAGGTGGAAGAACTCCCAGATGAAGACGATGAGGTTCTTGATTCAATGGAGGAAGAGAATTCTCCTGAACCTCTCCCAGATTGGCAGAAATATGTCCTAGATAACCTCCCAAACATCCAAGTAATGGGCCACGAAGGTGATAAGAAAGATAAGGTATACAATGTAAAGCGTCTTGAGGATCTACCAGATGACTTTGAATTTGCTTCTAAACGAGCCGAACTACAGTTTACCTCAGCGCTTGCCTCCCAAGAGTTAAATGCCCGTGATCTCCTTGCCAAGTATAAACAGCAGGAACAGGCACAGAGTCTAAAAGAGTTCCAAAACCAGGAAGCCATTGATGTACAGAACGACATCCGTGCACTTCAAAGAGAAAAGATTCTTCCTAAGTTTAAATATAAAGAGAGCGATCCACGCTTCAATGATGACCCAGCTGTAAAAGAAGCTGAAGAGATCTATGAGTTATATACTAAGACAAATCAGGAATACTATAACAAATACGCTAACAGTAATCGTACTTATAGAATTAGTTTTCGTGATGCGGCTGATAAGTATTATGCCACAAAGGCTCGCACAGCTCCAAAGGATACTCATGTCGAGGAAAGAAAGAAAGTTGCTGAAAAGGTAAGTGCACCACAGAATGCAGATCCTACTAAGCGCTACAAGGGTGTGAGACCAGGGACAACACCGCAAGACATTTACAGACTATATAAAACAGGGAGAATCTAATGGAAAACTATGTATCACTCTTTATCGCAACACTTGAACACTTAGGACATCTATCCGCAGATGAAGCAAAGAAACTAGCTGAGAAGCTACGCACTTCGACTGTCCCGGGATCATATGATGAGGTGTCTAAGATGATTAAGACAACCCTTGCAGACCTAAATATTGAACGGGTAAAGATTCTCAAGAAGTAGTTGACGATACTTGTAGAACATCCTATAATTGCGAGTATAAGGAAACAGAGCCGAAAGGCCCTGTTTTTTTTCGTAATTAAAGCTAAGGAGAAATATGGCTGGACAGATTTTTACTAACCGTGTCACTGATATCACCTATCAGTACATTCTGCCTGCATTGGTAGACAACGTATCGAACTCGAACGTGTTTACTTCACGCGTGCTATCAAAAACGATTGACTGGGAAGGTATCACTTACAACGTACCTATTCAGACAGCATTTAGCACTACAGGTGGTGCATTTAACGGAATGGACACATTCAGCACCGCTGCAACAAACAACACTCGTCAGATGACGTTCTACCTAACAGGTCAATACCAGAGTATCGTTATTCCTGGAATTGAAGCTGCAGTCAACGGTAACACTGAATCTCAAGTTATTAAGCTTCTCACAGCTAAGATGGACGAGGCTAAGATCTCAATGGCTGACGCTATTGGTACGGCTTTCTATGGATTTGGTCTTGGTAAGAGCTTTGATGGTCTTGGTAACATTGTGGATGATGGTACAAACGCTGGTACATACGGTGGTCTATCTCGAACAACCTATCCATTCCTTAAAGCGGATGTTACGACAGTCACTAACGGTACAATTACACTTTCTTACCTATCGAGTGAGTTCGATAACGCAAGTGCTGCGAGTTCGACAAGTGAATCTCCAACAATGGGTCTTACAACTAAGAGCATCTGGACATTCATTGAAGGACTTATCCAACCAATGCTTTCTGCTCGTTATGACTCAACAGCAATTGGCGGTTATGACCGTGTAGATGGTAAAACTCCTAAGGGTACAAGCGTACCGATGGGTAGCACACAACTTGGTGCAGCTGGTGGATTCATATCTATCTCATGGAGAGGACGCCCAATGGTTGCCGATGACAAAGCGACTGGTGGTACGTTCTTCTGGGTTAACGAGAACTACCTTGACTTTGCTGTACAACGTTCTGGTGAACTCCGTGAAATTGGTTCTACAGTTGAAAGCATGGAGGGTTTCTACGAAGATGTTCCATTCCCAAGCGCTTTCCAGTTCCGTGAGATGATGAGTTCAATCAACCAACTTGGTGAAGTCGGTGTCGTTATCCTTCTCGGTAACTTGATTGACCGTCAACCACGAAGGAACGGTAAGTTAATCGGTATCACCGGAAACTAATAAGGAGAACATATGGAATCAGGAATTAGAATATTAACAGCTAATGACCTTCAGGTATTAACCACAGCGAAGCAAGAGACGTATGGTGCAGTTGGTATGACAGCCGATGGCCGTCGCTTCCGCTATGCAGGATTTGGTGGTACAGCGACAATCAACGCTGGTCTTCTACTTGTAACAGCAGCTAAGACAGCTAACTCAAACGCACTTGCTATTACAGCAGCAGGTACAGGTGGTCAGGTAACAGCTAACTTCAGCTTTGGTTCACGAACCCTTGTTGTTACCAACGGTGCTACAGCAGTCACACAAGACCAATTTGCAGATGGATACCTAGAAGTATTGTGGTCAGGTGGACCATTCGCAGTACGCATCGAGGGCAATACCGCAGCAGCTGGTGCAGGCTACATTACCTTGCAACTTGCTCCAGGTGGCCTTATGAACGCTGCAGCACTTGTCGCTGGTACAGATACAGTCAACCTTACAGCTAACCCATTCTCAGCAGTAAACGCAAGTCTTACTCAAGCTAACCCAGCAGGTGTTACAGTAGTTCAGGTGGCAAACACTGCATCTGTTACTAACTATGGTTGGATTC